AAAAGGGGGCGACCCTCCGCCCCCTGCTATGCCGTCTCTACTAGGTGACCGAATGTCCGTACAGCCAACGCCAATCGTCTGCGCCAAACGAATAGCGCATGTAGCCACGATACTTCGTGACCAGATTGAAATCACTGGTCGGGTCCATTACAAACTCTGGTGCTATGCGGTCGAACCACCAAAGGTGCATCCGCGCCAACCCCGAGTCCGCCAAGAACCAATCGTTCGGGTCGGTCAGATACCGATCCACGATCACATTAATTCCGGTCGAACCCACAAAATTGCCGTCGTTGTTGGCGGTTCCCGGACGGTTCATCGAATTAACGATTGTCCACGCCGTCGATTCCAGCGCCGCCGGCACAATCAGGACATCCGGCAGCACCGTCACCAATTCGCCAACATCATCGGTGAAGGCTTGCATGAGTTGCATCGTCGCGACCACCGCGTCATAGGTCAAGGCGCTAGTGCCTTTATTGCTTTGCGCGCCCCCCCGCTGCCTGCTCGTGATGTGGTCGGTCGCCGACAGCGCTTTGCCGTCCCCCGACAAGGAGGTCGTGAACGCCTTGTTGATCACGCTTGCCATATGCTTCCGGCGTGTGCGTCCAAAGGTCTGTCCCAACAAGCGCGCGTTCTGATTGATGATGTTGTACTGATCATCATCGATCAATTTACGCTCAATCGCCAGACCTTGCGCATACTCGACATGTTCAAACGTCTTGACGTACTGCGGATCGAATCCGCTGTACTCGATGGTACCTTCGTAAACGGGCACGTCGCCCATCCCACCGATCCCCAACGTCTGTTCTTGGGACTTGGTGCTACTTACCATGTTGAAGAGCGCGCCGGTGCCAGCCCCGCCGACCTCGGCGTCCAGTTGGTGGAAAAATACCGACCGCAATCCCGGCAGGAGTAAACTCCCCCAGTTTTCGGCGACCATCGGCGTCGGCATGTGCCAACGGCGCACCTTGCTCAGATCGACCGCGCCTTCTGCTCCCGCGCGGCGGGTCGTCATAATGCGTGTTTTCATGTTCATGTTCATGTTTCCCTCGCGCCTGTGTGGGCGGTAAAATGCTCGCGTTGACTTCGGTGCTACGCCAGTTCGTGCGCGGTGAAGACGACATAGATCGCGGTCGTCGTTGCGCCCAGTTCAACAATCTGAATACAGCCGCCCGTCGTGTCCGCGACATCAACGAGTTGGCTGCTATTCAAATCATACGTGCGCCCCGCCAGCACGTGCGAGGTTGCCGCGGCGGTCGCGGTTGCCCGCCACACTTGCCCCGGTTGCGACACATACACCCGCGCCAACGGACCGCCCGCAGCCGCTCCGGTCGTGATCGCCTCAGCCATCACGCCGAAAGCGCGTCCGAAGGTGCCACTCGCTTTTGCTACCTTGCCTGCCGACAAGACGACGGCATCACCAACAACCAGTGTTTGCGAGTCGGCAATCGGGAAATCTTTGGAGATCGGGACGTTGTTCCCGCCCCGCAGATCGTAAGCGAAATCAAAGTTGATAGGCATCGTTACTTCTCCTGCAAATTAAAAACGTACCGTTCCTTACTTGTGTTTCGCGTACTCTTCGGGCGTTAAGCCCATCCGTGCCGCGACCCCGCGTTCGGCGTCCGTCAGTGGCACAGCGGCTTTCCCAGCCCCCCCCGCCCCGGCATCTAAATCTGGTGCCCGTCGCGGTTGCAAATTGAGCATATTGGCGTCAAGCCATGCGCTCAATTCTTCGGGCGCGTATTTCGCGGGGATCATAGTACGCAAAGCCTCCGGCACTTGCTTGATGCGCGCCTCATTTCCGGCACGGATCAACGTCTCCAGAGCGTCCACACGATCCTTATAAGGCGTCAGACCAGCCACCTCAAGCGCCCGCTGCTCGGCAAGGGTTTTGTAATTCCCCTGTTCTGCCAACGATTGCTGCTCGCGCAGCTTTGACGCATTTTCGGCATTCGTCAACGCCACCCGCCGCGCTGCCGATTCCTTGCGCGTTTCGCGGATCATCTTTTGCGCCCACTGCGGCAAATCCTCGATCTGTCCCTGCTCCAACCCGCCATCAGGCGCGTCGTTTTGGGCATCCTGCCCCGTTGCGTCCTCAGCAAACCACGCCCGACGCTTGACGAGGCTGATTAGCCCCTCGGCACTCGCCCGACGTGACGCTTGTTTAATAACAAATGTAGGCATCAAGCCCCCCTAACAAAAACAAAAAACAATCCAAAGTATCGCACACCGCGCTTGGCATAACGCGCCTTCTAGCAACCCTCAACCGCGCGTTAAACTTGCCGCGCTTGCCTCGCGGATCATCCGTCCAAACGTCGGATCGTTGTACGCAACCGCGAAATCGCGCAGTTGCGCCCGCCCACTCTGCAATAGCTCAAAAGCCGAGTCGCCCGCAATCGCCCGCTGCCGATCTATCGATTGTGTAAAGTACCAATCTTCGCCCGTCAACACCTCCCGATTGCCACCGGTCACGACCGCCACCCCGATACACCGTCCCTGGTGATGGTCATCGACCCGCACACCCACTTCTAGCCGCGTGCCATGCAGGGCGATGCACGCCATACAGATACGATCATCCAACGTCCCGATCCGTATTTGGTGGCTCAGGATATCCGCGTTCGCTTGCTGGTGGATCGCGCTCGCGTCGCGATAACTCGTCAGCTGTAGCGTGCGCATCAGGTTATTCGCGTCCGCCAACGACATGCTTTGACTCAGATCGCGCATTTCCATCGCCGTCCGCGTGGGGTTCCAGCCGTTCACGATCCCGCGCACCGCCACCTCACGCGCCTTGTCTGCGCTCATGCCAGCATACCGAGCCATCTCATCCCGCCAACCCTCGGACTCCAGATAGCCGACCGCGCGCGCCACCGCTTCCGGGTCGGGCGTATTCCACCTCACGCCGATACTGGCAAGCTGCCGATCATTCACCCCGCCAATCGCAAAGTCGCGCGGCAACTGACCCGCAGCCGTCACGCCCGACTCCCGCAGCCCTGCCCCAGCATCAGCCACCGCCCGCGCATTGCGCGCACCCGCTCCCTCAAGATCAGCGAAATACGCGCGCAATACCGGATTATCCGGCGTCAGACGTTCGCCCGCTGCCGCCAACCGCGTCGCCTCATCCGCCAGCCGCCGCGCACTCGTCGCGACCGCGCCATCCGTCATCCGCGCGCTGATCGCTTCCAGCGTCGCCCGCGCCGCGGCATCGTAACCACGATCCAGCAAGCTCGACACGAGGTCATTGGCGCGGGCGGCATCAGCAGCATTAAACATCAGGCGCTCAACACCGTGATGCCACGCAAAAACCGAAAGTTCATTTTCGTGGCGGATTTCGCCACGCCGATGATAACCGGGTACCACCCGCTGGCGAGGTCAGCAACCGGCGCGATCCCGCCTGCCGTAGCGCTGAGGACATAAATCGCATCATCAGCCGCCGCGCTCAGGCTTAGCGTGCCGCCGGGGGTGAAGTCATCATCCTCCGTCACGATGGTCAACGGTTGACCGTTCGCCGCGCCGTGCAGCGCAATCCCAACAGGATTCGCGGTCGCAGCGCTTAGGTTTGCGTCCGCCAACTTGAACTTGCTGGAGTCGCTCGTGTCGGAATACACCACTTGCCCCGCCGTGATCGTCGCGCCCGCGGTTCCTGACAATATCTTGGCATTCGCGCCTCTCTGCACGTTCACCGCCGTAATCGTAATGTCCGCCATGACCCATACCCCTTAGATTAAATTTCGATACCTAAAGCCTACCGCCGACCCGCGCCTACAACGCGCCAAATCTTGGCGTCCTGTCTAACACCGCGCTCAGCATCGAAGTCCGCGCCGTTTGCTGCGCTGCCAAAATGCGCGCCACTTCCGGCGCATCCCACCCAAACACCCGTGCCAGCTGGCGCAGCGCCTGCTCATCCCCCATGATTTCGCGCGTGGCGATCACGTTGGCGACCGTCTCTGCATCATTGCGCAACTCAGCCGCCGCCCACTTACACGACCATCTTCCCGACACCGGGGGGATGGTCGTGCCAAACGCCGCCCCCACCCGCCCCGCCATCTCGATCATGTCCTCGAACGCATTGCCGGCTTTGACTTGATACTGATACGCCTTGCTCACCAATTTCACTTCACGCTGTTTCAGCGACTCGCCTGATGCCGCCGACGACGCCCCGTTACGGCTCAGCGGCGTCCGTGACACTTCGCCGATTTGGTCGATCAGAAACTCAGACTGCGAGATAAACGGGACGAGACTGGCAGATTCCATCACGCCCCACGCCACTTGCTGGTCTTTCGAAATTGCCGCACCATTGCCGATAGCCAGCCAAGATGCGGGCGTGATATTTGAAGGCGGCATGAAGCCAAGTGCGATCCGAACCGGAAAGCCCGCCAGTTCGCAGGTCATCACCATCGACACCAGCGTCCGATTGAGCGCGTCCTGAAGAGGCACCACCATATCGATCTCACTGGTGCCCAGCGGTGACGCCGTCCGCGCTCGATTCGCCAGCGCGATCAACGGCACGCCCAACGGCGCGCCCGCAGTGTCCGTCCACGGCAAAGAGTCCTCCATCGCCGACATCCCGCCGCCCACACCCATCACGTACTTCTCGATCCGATCAGGGTAATACAGATTGACCCGACGCGCATCGTTCTCGCCTTCGTACCAAATTTTGAACGCCGCGATCAGCGTCTTGTTGGCGCGGTCATAGATCGGAATCACACCCGTCGTCCCATCCCACGCCAACTCATGCGTCAGCGTCACTCGTTGCGCGTCGTTGTCCCATCCCACCATCACAAAGGTGATGCCATCGCGCAACGAGGCGGCAATAGCATCCATTTGTAAGCCATCAAAGCGATTATCAGCCAACAATGCCGCCGACCATGCCGTCGCCGCGTCATTATCGCCTTCGATGCCGATCACCGTCAGCCGATCCGCCATCGTCTGGATCACCATATCGCAATAGTTGGCGTTAAACTGCCGACCCGCGCGGCTATCGGCGATGCGCAACATTTGCCGCATTTCCGTGGTCATTTCGGCACGGTGTTCGCCCCGCTCGTACTCACGCCACAGCGCCACCGCCTCCCCGCGCTCCGTGACCTCCGTCACCCAATTCGTCCGCACCAACCCCGCGACCTGCGCCGCCAACGTACTAAGCATAGCGTTTCACCTCTCCTCGCAAATCCACCAAACGTTTGTGATCCAACCCCATCACCGCATACCGCAGCGCGTCCATGGCGTGGTCGGCAGCCTTCACGGGTTGATCCCGCACGCCTCCCCTATTCTCCGACCACTGGTATTGCTCGGATTCGGCGATCAGGTTCACCGCCGATGCCGACACCAGCAGCCGCCCCGCCGCCAGCCGTGCCTGTACCGCCTGTATCCCCGTCAGCACCGTGTTATCCGCCGCCTGTGCCGGCAACCCGCCCTCCACAAACTTGGCGATATTGTCAGGCGACGACGGATCGCAATACATCGTCTTGATCTGCCAATCCGACCGCAATTGTTGCGCGATGCTCACCCACTCTTCGATCCGCGTCTGCCGCTTGTACCGCTCCGCCACCACCCACGCCCCCCCGTCACCATCGACGCCGATCACGATCATCACCCCCGGGTTGGCGAAGCCCCAATCCACCCCAGCCACCACATTCGCAAAACTGGTTGGCACGCGCGTCGTCACATGCCGCGAACGGACGAACATCGGATAGACCAGCCCCTCAAAAGCCAGAAACTCCCCCCCCAATTCTTGCGCGGCGAAGTCCCCGACATATTCCGTTTCCCACATCTTCAATAAATCCGCGTCTAGAAATGTGTTTTCCGACGACGACGACCGCACCAGCAAATACCGCTCCGCGTCCGCGTCCGCCACATACGTCTGATACAACCAGTTGCGCCCTCGCGGGGTCGTCGCCAGCCACTCATACCCCAACCGCCCGCCCTCTCGCAATCGACCGATCATGATCTTGCGGATTTTGGCGTCGTACATCGCCGCCTCATCCCCGAACCACCAACTAATCGACGTGCCTCGCAACCGGTCCGGCTTTTCGGTCGATCTAAATAATATTCTGCTGCCGTTTTTCATAACCATATTTCGCTTAGCAATATTAAACTTGGCGACGTGATCGCCAGCCAACGCCATAAACGTCAGCAGCGTCGTATCATCCAACATCGGATACGTCGGCGCAGTCACCACACCGAGGTTGGGCGTCGGTATCCGCACATTGCCGATCACGCCATACGCCGCCATCAACGCCCGCACCGCCCCCGCATACGACTTCCCCGACCCGATCCCCGCCACAAACGCCGCATGATGCACCGACGTATTGACAAAAATCTCTTGCTTTGGGTTCAGTTTCGGCACGCTCGGCATCGGGCGCAGCAAGCGCTCAACCGCCCCCGCCGCGATATTCCGCGCCGCCGCACGCTTGCTAGAAGGCGACTTATCGAAAGCCAAACTCATGGCGCAGTTGTCTTCTTTTTGGTCGCGGGTTCCGGCAATGCCCCCGCCGCAGCCGCCTCTTTGCGCA